CTGCGTTTACTGATACGGTCGTAAAAGACCTTACCAAGCAGGCGCAGTGTTTGCTTACGAACACGTTCGTGGTCGGCCTGAAGAATGGTATCACCATCGAAGGTGACTATTCTCAGTCCGGCGCTTTCGTGCCGAACTAGGCATTCCGAATTAGGACTTGTTGGCCATAGACTGACTGGAGGTTTTACCCTTATGGGGAACCTTAATAGCCAGTTTCGAGCCCTCGAGCTCCACCTAGCCATAATGGCTGACGGTGAATCTCGAGGCGTTCCTTTCGATAACAAAGACCGTCAGTCTCTCCTCTCACGAGGAAAGGCTGAAGGATCAAGCTTCGTCTACGTAACTCTCCCCCGTTTGGGAAGAGCCATAGATGAAGGACTTGTCCGCGGGACATTTGACTGTCCCGTCGGTTTTGCCCTTCGATTGGATACCCGACTTCCGAAGTTTCTGAATTCGGTCGTTAAGACTGTATTCGGAGACGACGGTCGTCTCCTCGAGGTGCCTAATATCACTTCCATATTCTACCTGAGGCAACTCCTCTTACTCAATAGTAAGGTCGTCAAAGACCCGACTGAAGAGCAAGAGAGAATAGCCGTCCAGGGGTTCGCGGGTCGTCAGTCTTCCTTACGGAAGATCCGACTCCCCCTCGACCACCCTGTCCTCAACCTCGCGCAAGCGCTGTTGGGGAAGGTTCTCTCGCGTCTCGATCTTTCACAGATAACTCCTGGGCATGGCCCTGGGGTCGTACATGAGGGTCGGGACCGCGATGAGAAGTGGGATTTTCTCTATTGGCCTTCCCAGGCTAATAAAGTCTATCCCTTTTACGAATATGGCGTTCAGTCTCTGGAGCATCTTAGGTCTAAATCGAATTCTGTTTTGTTCCTTGATAAGGTTCAAACCAAAATTTGTTTGGTTCCTAAGGACTTCAGAGGGCCTCGTCTGATCTCTGCTGAGATGTCTGCTATGCAGTATCTTCAACAGGGTCAGATGAGAGCGATGATGGACTACATTGATGATCATTGGCTCCTACGCCACTCTATCCGAATGAGGGATCAAACCCTTAATCAGATAGCCGCGTCTAGAGCCTTTGACGAGCAGAAGGCGACATTAGATCTTTCTGATGCCTCCGATACTGTCTCGCTTCCCCTCGTTTGGTTCCTTCT